CAATCTCATGATTAACATGCCTCCGCGCCACGCGAAGTCCACGTTCTGCACCGAGCTCTTCCCGGCGTGGTACATGCTGCGCGACCCGCGTCGTTTCATCATGACCACCTCGTACAACAACGACCTCGCCCGTGGCTTTGGCCAGAACGTCCTCGCCAACGTCAAGCACCCCGAGGCCCAGAAAGCCTTCACCGACTTCGCCCTCAACCCCAAGCGCCAAGCGCCTCAAGAGTGGGCAACAGAAGCAGGCGGCGTCTACTACGGCATCGGCGTCGGCGGCACCACAGTAGGCCGAGCCGCGAACCTTCTCATCATTGACGACCCCATCCGTTCCCGCGAAGAAGCCGAGTCACCCACCATGCGGAACAAGGTGTGGGACTTCTACGTCGGCTCCCTCTCCACCCGTATGCAGCCCGAGGTATCCGGCCTTCAGCCCCGACAGATTGTCATTCAGACACGCTGGCACACCGACGACCTCTCAGGCCGCATCATGGAACTCGACGAGTGGGACGAGGAAGAGTGGCTCCACCTCAACATTCCGGCCCGCCGCGAAGTCCCCCTAGAAAAGCGGCTGGCTCGCATGACCCTACCGGAAACCCACGAGCTCTACCTTCCGATCCAGAAGTGGTCGGACTCCAGCGAGGAGGACCGCTACGTTGGCCCCGGCACCACCCGCCCTGACGCCACCCTCCAGAAAGCTCTATGGCCCGGACGCGGCTTCGACCTCGAATGGCTCCAGAAGCGCGAGCGTCTCAGCCCGCACGAGTTCCACGCCCAGTACCAACAGTCGCCCTACATCCGTGGTGGTGGCATCATCAAGGACCACTACTGGACCTATTACGAGCCCGAGCGCACGCCAGAAAACTTCGCCAGCCTCATCATCGGCGTAGACACGGCCTTCACCAAGACGAGCCGCTCCAACTACACCGTGGCCCTCGTCGCTGGCCTCAGCCAGCAGGGTGACATGTACATCCTCGAGGTAGACCGTGGCCGCTGGGAAAGCCCCGAACTCAAGCGCCGCCTCGTCCATCTCAACAACCGCTGGCGCGGCAAGGGGCTACGTGGCTTCTACATCGAGTCCGTGACCTCCGGCACAATGATTATCCAAGAGCTGCGCCGGGACAGTGGCATCAACGTCCTGCCCTACCAGCCACGCGGCAAGGGCGACAAAGAGGCCCGCGTCCACTCTATCCTACCCTTCCTAGAGGGTGGCCGCGTGCTCCTGCCCAGCCGTTCCAAGTGGCTCGACACCTTCGTGGAAGAGTGTACCGCCTTCCCCTCAGCCAAATACGACGACCAAGTCGACGCCCTCTCCATGACCATCGACGTTCTCAGTCGTCAGCACCTCGCGCCCTTCGAAGATCAACTGGCCAGCACCGGCCCCCTCAGCACGTCCGCCTACGGCTCCAGTCTCAACGATCAGCTCGGCAATCTTGGCCAGCCAAATCAAAAGAAAAAATCCTGGGCTGGCTTCGGCATGTCCGCCTACGACGACGACCTCAAGCGACCCATCAAACAAAAGCGCTGAGGACGACACCCCGCGCCAACTGAGTCACAAACAAACCCATGGCCACATCATATTTTGGCGACTACCGCTCGTCCGCCAGCGAGCAACTCGAAAGCACTCGACAGATCGCTGACTTGAGCGACCACGCGCAAGCACTCGAGGCCAACATCGACATCAGCGACCTGCTCACAGACGAGCAGGAGCGCAAGATCGTGCAGTACGTCAAGTCGTGCTCCGAGATGAGCTACGCCAAAATCTCCCAGCGTTACCCTGCATGGCTCGAGGCAGACCGCGCCCACGACGTTTACGTGCCGCCAGACACGACCGAGTTCCGTGAAAAGGCCGTCATGTCGGACACCCGCGCCATCGCGGACACCGTTTTGACCTACCAGATGGCCGCACTGACGGGCCGCAACCCGATGTTTATGTTGGAGGGTCTCAACCGAAAGAGCCGCAACGCCGCCGTGGTCCTCGAGCGCGTCCTGCACCAGCACATGCGCCGCACGGCAGGAGAGGCCAAGCTCCTCCAGATGCTGCAAGACGGCATTCGTTATGGCTTTGCCCCCACGAAGATCGTGTGGAACGGGCAAGACAACACCAACCACATCGTCAACATTGACCCTCGCCGCTGCTTCCCAGACCCCCGCGTCCAGTGGGGCGAGTGGGACCGCATGCAGTTCGTGGTCAGCACCGAGTACATGTCCACCTCGGCCCTGCTCAGTTCAGGCATGTACCCGAAAATGATGAAGTACCCGGCCCTCAGCGAGAGCCGGACCTCCACCCGCACGGGTTGGAACAGCCACAAGAACCACAAGGAAGTCACGCAAGGTCTCAACGTAGACCCGGTCTTCAACCCCACGACACAAGACAGCAGCCTCTTCCAACTAGGCTCAGCTCGAACCGTAGACGAAATCTGGTTCCGCGTTCAGGGCTGGGAAATCGGCATGCCCCAAGCGGGCACCGTCTACCTAACAGCCACGATCCTCGACGAAGAGGTCTGCATCCGCTTCCAGCTCAACCCCTACGGCAAGCAACTGCCCTTCGTCTTCGGTGGCCTCTACCACGACAGCCACAAGACCTACGGCCAGAGTCTTTACGACCTCCTTCTTCCGATGCACCACATCGCGACGTACCTGTTGCGCAGCCGGATCGACAACATCTCAGCGACGATGACCAACCTTATCTTCGCCGATCCGAGCCGCATCCACATCAGCGACCTGATCGACCGTAACCCATTCGGCATCGTCCGAACCCTTCCGGGCACCAACCCCGGAGAGGGCTTGTTCATCAGCCAAGTGCCAGACGTAACCCGTGGCCACTTCCAAGACATCGCCCAGATGGCCGACCTCAAGCAGCGCGTCTCAGCAGCAAGCGACGCCCAGCAAGGCGTACCCACCAGTGACGTGCGCACGGCCACAGAAATCCAACGCCTGACCCAGCTCGGCTCCCAGCGCCTCGGTGTTCTCAGCCGCCTCACCTCGGCCCAGACCATCCGTCCCATGGTCCGCATGATGATTGGAAACATTCAGGACGCAGTGTCCGCCTCCGGCGAGATCCAAGTGAGCCAGAAAGCCCTCCCGGCCAACCTCCAGTCCATCACCAATGACGGCTACCTCGACTTCAATCCGGCCATGCTGGACGGCGACATCGACTACCTCGTCATTGACGGCTCACTTCCACTCGAGCCGACCCGCGATCCGAACGTGTGGATGCAGATGATCCAGATCATGAACCAGACCGGGCTCAACATGGAGTTCGACATGTCTCAGATCACCGAGGAAGCGATCCGTTCCATGGGCGTCAGCGACCTCGACCGCTTCCGCATCAGTCCCGAAGAGCTCAAGCAGAACGGCCTCAGCCCCTCCCAGCAGATGGCCATGGCCCAAGCCGACCGTGGCGCGACGGGCAAGATACAAGAGGGCGAAACAATCCAGCGAGAAGTCGAGCGAGGCAACCTCGTTCCCGCCAACCGCTAAGGACGACAGTCGCCCTCAGCCTCGGCCATAGTGCGCGCACCAACAGAAGGACGCGCACTATGCCGTACAGCACCAAAAAAGCACCCGCCCGCAAGCCAGCCAAAGCCAAGGCAGGCAAAGCATCCTCCGCCCGCAAGGTCGGCGCAACGAAGCCCGGCATCATGGGCAAGCGGAAGTAGCATCATGGCACGCGGTCTCTACGACAACATCAACGCCCGCAAGAAGGCGGGCAAGTCCCGCTCGAAGTCCAAATCGACCATTGACCCCAAGGTCTACAAGTCGATGAAGGCCAAGACGGGCAAGTTCTCAGCCAAGAAGAAGAAGTAACCATGGCAAAACCCGCGAAAGGCAAAGCCAAAGTCAAGGTCACGGCCAGCGGCAAGCGCGTGAGCTACGGCCAAGCGGGCAAGGCCAAAGGCGGCGGTCCCCGCGTCAAGCCGGGCAGTTCAAAAGGTGACAGCTACTGCGCAAGATCGGCTGGCCAAGCTAAAAAGCACCCAGCCGCCGCTAAAGACCCCAACAGTCCCCTGCGCCTATCCCGCAAACGCTGGAAGTGCTCGGGCACCAAGAGCAGGAAGTGACATGACCGACCGTCTCGACCCCAACAAGAACATCGTCCTCCGGGCGCAGCTTCAAAACCTGCAACCCAAAGAGCGCGACCTGTTCCACACGCTTCTCGGCGCTCTCCGCGAGGAGATCGAGGCCGAGCATGGTCGTGTCACGACCTACCTCTCCGACGCCCGCAAGACCATGGCCGATCTGAACCTCCGCCACGACAGTCTCGAAGGCGAGATGACCCGTTTCCTCGACGACCTCAAGCGTGAGCCCACTCGCGCGGCGGTCATCAAGTATATGAAGGACATGGGCATCTACTAATGAGCCACGTCACCTCCTCATCAGGTTCCGGCTTTAATCCCACTCGGCCACCCGCCGACAGGATCAGGTTCGTCAGCACGTACACTGGCGAGCACAACCTCGACACGTACCTCGAGCACGCCGAGCGAGGGGGCCGCAGTCTCAGCGACCTGCTTTCCGATCTATTCAACGCCGCTGGCGATTTCAACGGCGACCTGTTTCAGTTCCGCCAGACCTCTGGCCAAGTGCAAGTCCGCGTCGGCACCTACACCTCTGGCCAGCCAGAAGCGGGTTGGTCCACTCTGACGCCCACGCTTCGCGCATCGGGCAGCTTTGTCACCCAGACGGTCTACAACCAGCTCGAACTGGTAGGCGTTGGCTCCAAGCTCTACATCGTCAACACCGATGGCCAGTCCTATGCCAGCCAAGCGGCCTTCGAAGCCGCCTCGACCACCGACCTTCTCTTCGACGCGGCCACCTTTGGTGACGCCTCCGAGGCCATCGCCATTCAGAAGGCGGCAGAAGCCAGCCAATCTGCAACGAACGCGGCCACGTCCCTCGCCTCGGTCACGACCGCCGTTACTGCTTTTGAGACGCCGACCACGGGCTCACTGGCTGTCGCCCAGGCATCGGCTACCTCGGCCACCTCGACCAAGGCCCAAATCGACACGATCTACGCTGACATCCAGACGATCCAAGGCAATGTAAACAGCAACCTGCTTCAGTCAGGCACCAACCTGAACTCGGCTACAGCCCTCATCCAGCAGGCCACCACGGACCTGACCGCGCTCACGGCCATCGCCACCCAGCAGACCTCTGACATTTCTGCCGTCCAAGCTGTCGCGAACCAGAACCAGACAGCGCTCAACTCAGTCACCACTCAGCAGACCGCTCTGACCGCCTCGGCCAGCAGCATCAGTGCCACTCAATCCCAGCTCACGACCGACCAAGCGCAAGTCACCACGGATGCGGCAGCAGCCACAGCCGTTCTGACCGACAGCGGCTTCATCGCGGTCAATGCGGCTCTCAGCGGCTCCATTGCCACTGTGTCCTCGAACATTGCGGCCATCAACACGCTCAACACGTCATTTGCAGGCGTTGTAACGGGCGGCACCACCATATCGGCCTTCGCCTCAGCCGCCAGCACGCTCCAGCCCCGCGCTTCAGACATCCAGACCGTGGCGACCAACATCGACAGTGTTGTTGCTGCCGCACAGGTAGCGGACATTGGCGCGGCCCTCGAAGGGGCTCTCGTCATTGGCCCACTGATCCTGACGTAAGGAAACCACCATGCCCTCGACCCTCACCGCTCACACATGGCCTCCGCAGACAGGGCTATCTACGACGCAGCTCCATACGGTGTTTGGCCCCGCTCCAAACAGCGCGTCAGACAAATCGACCCTCATCACCTGTCTGCGCGTTGTGAACACGGCGACTGACGATCTTTCGGTGGAGTACGACCTCAAGGTCAACGGCCAGTACCTCATGCGTGGCGCACACGTTTTGCCCCGAGGCATGGAGGACTTGGCCCCCGGCGGGACGACGCTCGTTCTCAACAAGGGTAGTTCTGTCGAGATCAAAGTCGGCACCACCGACGGCATAGCCGTTCACCTCGACGTAATAACCCGGAGCTAGTCATGACCCGTTTTGGCGACAGTGCAGGAGGCGCAAGCGTCCTCGACATCAGTAGACTAAGCTCCGTCTCCACGGAGATTGCCTCCCTCGGCGCTCAAATCGCGGCGATCACAAACCTCGGCACTGTCACGGGCGAGATTACTGCTCTCGGAACGTCGGCAAACGTGGCCACCCTCGCCGCTCTGACCACAACGGACAGCAACGGCGACACCGTTGCCCTCCCCGGCCTCAGCAACGTGGCGAGCATCACCACTGAAATTGCCGCGCTCGGCACCACGACTAACGTCTCGAACATCAACTCCATCGCCACGTCAGTTGTCAGCGGCACCAGCCAGCTCACCCTCGACGCGGTGGGCAACGCTCTGACCAACGTGAACCTTGTCGGCGGCTCCATAGGCAACATCAACGCGGTCGCCACTTCTGGCGCGATCCTTTTCAGCGCTCTCTCCGAGACGCCTGCTGCGCCAAGCCCCGCCAACGCGAACAACGGCAAAGGCTTGAAGTACGACGCCAACGGCAACCTCGTGCTCGCGGACATCGTCGAAACCACCGCCTTTAACGCTGCCCTTAACGACAAGCAGGACAATTTAGGCCCAACCGTAAGCGTAGACGTGGACGACTTGGACATCTTCGGCATCGTGAACGGGAGCGTTCTATCAGGACAATCGGGTAGCCAAACGTGGAGCACGAACGAAAAGCAGACGGCCATCTACACGGCCAGCGGCACCACTCAGATTACCCTCAGCGGGCATACTGGCCTGTCTGCCGGAACTGGCCTCACGCTCATCATCATTGACGCGCAGGGCGCGAGCTTGAACTCGACGCCCATCGACGTAGGGTCCGGCCAAACCATTAAATACGCGGCAGGTACACCCCCAACAATCAGTGGTGCGTCTGGCACGGGGCAAGTCCTTGTTGTGTCCCTTCTCAGCTTGGGCAGTGGCAACATGCTCGCAAGCTACGTGACCGTGGAGTAACATCTTGCTTCTCAACACATTCCAGTTCTCAGGCGTCTCGCTCGTCGGCAACGACCTCTACGTGGCTCTGTGGGGCGGCGCTGGCTCTCAGTCGCTCTTTTACTATACAAGAAAAGGTGCACACCTATATTACCAGCACGGTGCTCACTCCGGCTCAGGCGGTCTCGTACTCGCCAAAATCACTGGCGTTGCGGCTGATCAGTCTGTGCGCCTTTACGCGGGTGGCCGAGGGCGGACCAACGCCAACGAAAAGGTTGTTGGCTCTGGTCGTTTTCGCGTGTCGGGCAGAAACGCAAGAGCATATTCCAGCGGGTCTGGCGCGGCTTCGGCACTCAGCATAGTCGCAGCAAACGGCACCGAAAGCTGGCTCCTCATTGCCCCAAGCGGGGCAGGCTACGGTGGGGGGTATAAACCAAACTATCAAACATACGCGGGCAACCACCGTAACGGGGGGCATGGTCGTTTTGATGGGCAAAGCCTTGGTCGCGCTACAGTCGCTCACGCGACTCGACCAACAGGAACTGGGGCTGGTAGCACTTACAACCCATGGAACAAGAACGGCCAATCCAACGTAGTCCATGCAACCGCCACCCCCGGAGGCGAGCCCGGCCACACACCGCTTAACTCGGAG